ACCCGCACGAACAGCTCCCCGTCCTGCATATCGGCGGGGGCCTCAGTGCCATACCGCACGCCCCGCAGGGCGTCCAGCCTGGACTTGTCCTCCTTGCTCATCAGGCCGTTGGCCGTAGTGGTGGCTGTGACGGTGGACGCCTTCGCGTTCCACGCCGCCTTCTCCTCGGCTGTCACCGCCTCCATATTCTCCAGCTTGGTCTTGAGCGCGGTGGTAAAGTCCTCGGTGCTCAGGCCCTTGCCCTCCACCTTGTCCACCTTCTGCCCGATCTGGGAGGTGAGGGCCGCTGCCGCCTCCCCGTGCTGGGATATGTAATCGGAGATCTTCTTGAGGGTGTCGTAGGTCTCCGGCGCGCCGCCGATCAGCGCATCAATGGCCATGGAAATCTTACCGTCCACAGTCTCGCCGTTAGGCAGCGCCGACACGCTGGAGTAGATTGCCGCCAGCGCACTTGCCAGCGTCATCTCCACGCCGTTGTAGCTTACGGCCACGTTCTCTGCGTCCGACTTGGCGATCAGGTCCTGAAGGGTGCCTTCCAGCCGGATCTGTTCCAGTACATACTTTGTGTTTGCCATAATGTCATTCCTCCGTTTTTTGTAAGATTATTGTGCCATCGGGGGCTGTGTCCCCGTTGACGCTGACATTAAGGGCGTCGTACTCCGTGCCGCTGACAACGGCGGAATAGGGCACTGTGCCCGTATACGGCCCCACATCCAAGACCGCCGCCACCTCGCCGCCCAGGCCGTAGGTGGGCTTACTGGGATCCCGGATGCGGGCGGTGATTACACGGCGCTGCCAGGGCAGCTGCTGTTCCGGCACCATGCCTGTGCTGTCCAGAGAGGCCATGCCGCCGGGAGTCGGCCCATTTCTGGCAATCTCCTGCAAAATGGCGGCGACGGTGTTGGTGAGCGCTTCCGACGGCTCCTGTTCCTCCCCTGTCATCATCTCCAAAGCGGTGACGATCGCGTTGGAAAAGGACTCTGGGACCTTTCCGTCCTTGCTAAACTCCTGCAAGACCGCATCGAGCAGGCCGGGGAAGGCTTTTGCATGGGCATTGGGGTCCGAGCTGTGTTCCGAGAAAAGCTGGCAAACGTGGCCTACTGTGGCGATAGCCTCCGGGGCAATGATGGCTGTTACTGCGTCCACGTCCCCAACAGCGGCGATGATGTCAAAGTGGGCCAGCTTGCCCACAATGGAACTGGATGGCCTAATCCACTCAGGCTCGTTTTCAATGCTCATTGCGGTGAAGGGGACCTCTCCTTCATCCGGGTCCTCAGCATACAAGATGAACCATGTGGCATAGAAACCGTTCTCCACAAACTTGCTGTTGACCTGGATGGAGACTTGACACTCACCATCGACCGGATTGGTTACAGAGGCAATTTGTGCATCCATAACATAATCCGGGGGTTCGGTTAGCGTCTTTGGGGTCATGTCGTCCGCTATGGTCCCCTTGCCAACGGCCACACGGGTATAGTGCATAAAGCACCTCCCCGCCAGGACCTTGCCAATGAGAGCAATACCTTTGAGGCTGCCATAGCAGCCGTCTTCAAATCTTGCCATGGGTATCCTCCTTTTAATCAATTCTCCTGGAACTGATATGGGTACGGATGTATGTAGCTTCTGCTCCATTCTGCCGGACCTTCCCTGACCTCCTGCTGCCAGACAGTCCCCCGGTTATCGTCGGGGAGAGGTGCCCGCCGTAGGCCACAGGAGCGGACTGTAAAAATGTTCTATCTTTACCAACAGGGGGAGCAGCATCAAAATCCGACACGACAGCACCGCCGTGGGCTACGGGCAGCGGCAGAACTGCCGTCCGGTCCTCAGCGACAGGCTGATACCGGAAGAGCGTCCCTATGGCGCCGCCATGCGCCACAGGGATGTCCAGGCGGTACGTCCGGTAGGTCCGCTCGTATAACCTCATACCCACACCTGCGGCAAGGATGCGCTTTATTGCCCAGGCGATTGGCTCCAGCATCTCCAGGCGCTCCTCACTTAAAAGGCCCTGGTCCACATAGAGCTCAATCTTCGCCGGGAAGTTGTCCTCCAAGAGAACTTCGGTCATCTCCACGCCCAGCAGTTCCGCCGCCGAATTGATAACGGTATCAGCATCACCGCCGGAAAGTTGTGCCAGGACCTTTACCTTGATTTTGAGCCGGTAGAAAGCATCGCTGGCCCCATTTCGCTTAACACCGAAATTTGCTCCATAGCGGTCCAGAACAGAACCCTTAGCGTTGTCCAAATTGTCCCACGACTTGATTTTCTCTGCCTGCTTTTGAACTATATCGAGGCCCCAGGCGAAGACCGCGAACAGCTTTCCAATTTTCGTTTGAAGCGGAAGGCCGCGTTGGTGATTGTCATAATCCTCCCGGCTGTAGGCGCTCGTTAGAGCATACAGCATTTCAGACAGAAAATTTCTCACGTTACGACCACCATACTTTCATCGGTCACAGCCTTCTGCCGGGCCAGAATATTGATGTTGTCCCAGCTATAGGTTTTGCCATCCACGCTGATCTGCAAGTCGAAGTCCACCACCCCTGGCACTTTCAGAACCTCAGCAGGCAGCTTCACACAAATAACTGCCTGACCAATGTTCAGCCCGCCTCTTGTATCGGCCCCGATGTATGCCACAATACTCCGTTTTATCAGATCAATGCCATCCAATGGAAAGTGCTTATCTGTCACAAGGTTGAACACTTTCACCCACACCTTCACAGGCACAGGGCGGCTAAAATGGATGTCGTGGGTCTTGCCCGCCGCTGTGATAACTGACACAGTTGTGTTGCCAAATGTCTCGATGCCTCCGGCCTTCCGGCGGTAGATTGCTTTGGCAATTTCCTCATCCAGCCCGCCGTAGGCAACAATCTCGATGGAATGAGGCGGTAGGCCACTGTCATTCACATAGTCTGTATCATTCTCCTCGCCTGTGACCGCAATGACTGCCTCGACACTCTCATAGACCTCCGCTACGATGGCGTCGATATTTACACCCCCAGCAAAGTCCACGGATAAGTAGTAGCGCTCTCGGAACTCGGCGTCCGTCTCAGTGTTTCGTCCACCCTCGAAGGGCTTGACGTTCGTGACAGCATGGATGCCCAGTTTTGGGTTTGTGATGGTCTCAATAGTCTCCCCTGCCGTGTTCCCATCCGGGCCAGGGGAAACAGCAGAGGCGGGCAGGGTCACGGTGCCGTCCCGGATGACGCCGGAACTCAGGGTGATGTACTGGATGCCCGCTGCCGTCTCAGCCAGAAAGCCCTCCGGCACGTCCACCCCATCCTCGCCCTTGAAGGTCAGGTAACCCACGGCTTTCTGTGCTCCCAGCAGCCGGAGCCCTATGGCTCGGCCCAGGTTATAGAGGCTCGCTCCTACCGCCGTGTCAACAAAGCGACTGTTATAAACATCCTCCAGCGTGGAGAACAGGAGATTCAGCATCCAGGCGAATATGCGCAGGAAAATCCCCAGTGGGGAGCGCACGGTCAAATTGGCCTTCGAGCCAAACAGCTCCCGCGCCTTATACTCCAGCGCGTCCAACAGCTCCGCATATGTAGGGCGCCGAAAACCTGCATCCGTCAGGCCCCAGTCAGTCGATTTTGCCATTACGCTGTCACCTCTAGATTGATTGTCTCTCCGCCCGTCATGGTCGCCGTGACCGCCACAGTAATGTTCCGGCCTTCATGGGTAACGATGATTTCATCGCCCCGCATGATGTCTGGCTCCTGGAAGACGGCCTCGCGGATAACCTCCTCCACTTCACCATCCTCCAGTTCGTTCTCGTTCACGCCCATAATGCGCTCATAGTCCGTGCCGTGGCTCAGGTCTGCAAAGAACTCCGCTTTCCAGGTCAAAAGGACGTGGCGCACATTCTGCACTGTGGTGTCCTTCTCGAAAATCTTCTTGAAGAAGCCGTTCTCATCCATAACCAAGTCTCTGGTCTCCGGGTCTATCAGCAGGGTCATGTTCTCCTCCACGATGCCGCACCTTCTTCAGTCTCCGAAAATCACATTGCCGCTGCCGTCCTGAACAGCACCGCCGATTGAAACGGCGTCACCTATCCGGGCCGCAGGCTTACCATTGATAATCACCTTGGAACTTCCTGTGGTAATCACGTCCTGGTGCCCAGGATGGACCACGCAGCCATGCGAGGCATAATGATCGCCCAATCGCCCCGCCGGCTGCCCGTTGACGATGACGTTCGGGCTTCCTTCCACCAAAGGGACCGAAGGGCAGGAATCATGCCCGGTGCAATTATCGTTCAGTCTTGTTGCTGCTGGCATAAGCTCGCCCTCCTCCTAATTGAGAAATACCTTGCCGCCGGTCTTGACTGTCATGTTCCCGTCCAGGGTGATGTTCATGTCCACGGCCTTCATGTCAATTGAGAAGGCAGTAAATTCAGCAGTCGTGCCCTCATTCTTAACCACCGCCTTTTCCTTCGTGATGGCAACATAGATGTTGCCGTCCTCTTTGGCAATGGCGATGCTCTCCTCCGGCAGTCCCTTCACCTCATAACTGCCAGAGATGACCGCACCCACAAAAATAGCGTCGGTCGTGGCGTGGTTCCGCTCCGTCAGGGGCTTAGCCTCCTTGCCCCCGGTCACAGCAGCGTCCATGTCATGGTCCAGGTACACTACCACACCAGTGTCCCCAGCCTTGTACCAGGGACGGAAAATAAACCCGCCGCTGCGGGTCACGGCCACCGGTACCCGAAGGATGGGCGGTTGGCTCTCATACGTACCGTTCTCCAACTGCTTGGAGAGAGGCTGCACATTGACCGTCATCTTCTTCGGGTCAAACTCCAGCACCTGAACCACGGCAGCAACACAGACAGACTCTTTGAGCTTCTGATCGTGAGCGCGCTGTATTTTGTAGCTGTCTGGTGTGGACATGGTTTCTCCTCCTTTACGGCCACGGTTTCAACTCCATTGAGGTCTTCCAGTCGCCTTTCCAATCCCCGGTATGCTTGCCCTTGGACACGATGAATTGACCGTTAAGGCCGCTGGACTGAATCTTCACTACCTCAGCAGCGGCAACACCATAGTTCAGCAGGCAGGACCGGGAAATATAGTCGCCGTCTGTTCGGTCCTCTCCGGTCTTCTGCGAATTGGATTTTGTCTCGACAGGGATGGCAACTTTCTCCTCATCCGCCCGCAGGAGGCCATTGGAGGGTGTCAGGGTTAGGCCATTATTGATGCCGTCATCCGCCTTCGTGATATAGACCTGTCCAGTGGCCCGGACGATGAACCGGCTCTTGCACTCGCTCACCACGATTTCCGTAAGCACCTGTTTCAGATTGCCCCGGCAGACCCGGCCCCGTGGATAGCTGGTATTGATAGACAGTTCGCACTTGCCCACTTCCACCCCGAAGATGTTCAACAGGTCCTGCACTATCACCATCGCCATGGTGTTCTCCTTGTAGGTCTTGTTTATCCTCTTGCCGAGAATCTCATCTGCGCAGGGCTGGACGGTGATGGTGGTGGTCCAATCCACGTTCTCCTGCTTATGCTTTAGGCCAACCACCTTTCCGACCAGGATGCACCCGACATCTCCTTCATACCCGGCATTCAGAATCACAGAATCGTTCTTCTTAATGCTGGCCCTGGTATTTGCGGAGAGGTTCATCACCTTCACCGTAGCCACCGGCGGCTCATCGCTGTCCTCGAAAGGAACCTCGAAGGAGAAATGCAGCCGGTCCAGGCTATACTTATTGCTGCCCAAAACCAGGGTAGCGTCTCTAATCCAAAACGCCATTGCTCTTCCCTTTCCTTTCGTGGAGGTACAACTTCACATCCCGCCCGAAGTTCTCAGGCGTCACCTCTGAGATGCTGTCATTCGTGATGCAATGAGGAATTATGACGGGAATGGGAAACCGCTCATCCTCCACTATATTGAACAGCGGCCGGCCGTACCGGATTATCTCTCCGAAGGCCAGCACATTGCCGTTGACGTCTAGAAGGTCGGTCGTGTAAAAGCCGCCCTCAGCGTTGTACTTGATGGTGAAGGTATAGGTCCGGTCCATCAGCTTCACGGAAAAGGAATAAGGCACCCGCGCCGCATCCACATGGATGTATTGAACATCGGCATTGAGGTCAATCAGTTGCAGAGCCATTTTCGTCCCTTCTTCTACTGCATGGATAGACCGCTATATCCGCCGGTCAGCCGGGTCATGGGGGCGGTGCTGCCGGAGCGGGAGTATGCTTTCTTATGCCGCTCCAAGCTGGCGGAACTTATGGACTGCAAGAAAACCGTGATCAGTCCCGTATTCACAGTCTTTGCCAACTGTGCATCATCGCTTTTTCCGGCGTCTTGGCTGGTCATAGGGAGCGACTCCCCCGCCGGAATGTACTCCGGCGATGTCGTTTGCACCCGCTTGAATGACGCCGAAAATGCGGCGCCAGTCTTGTTCTTGTAGGAACGGTCAAACTTCAGGGAGGTGAAAACCAGATTGGTAATCCGGGTGACTCCAGCATAGGTGATGATATCCCTTGAATCCCTCATTGCCTTCAGCGCATTGATGGCGCTCTCGCCGCCAACAATCGTGCCTGAGATGGAGAACGTCCCCGCATCATTATTCACATGGTCATTGATGGACGAACCGTTCTCAATCGGGTTTGATGTAACGGAGCTGCTGTAACTTTCACTCTCCTTCTCCACGACGCCGCTGCGCATCGGCACAAACCGCACCGTGCCGCCCTTCCGCCCGGTCAGCGTGTAGGCCATGTTTACACCTCCTCGTCAAAATGCCAGTTGCTCCTTTAGGGCTTGATGTTCAAGCTCTTGGCTTCGGAACTCTTCGTAGAGCTCCCGCACGGTATCTCGCAGGGTTTCCTTCAAGTCCTCGGTCCGCTCATCGTCCATACCGCCCTTGACTTCGATTTGAATGACAGGGGCAAAGGCAGGTGGCGTTCCACCGCCGCCACTCCCGACGTTGGTATAGCCGCCTTCGTTCTGGCAGCCTCCAGCGGTGCCTCGAACCTCAGAGGTGAGACTTAAATCCGGTGGGTTGAAATTCTCTACCACTGGATGTACTCTGTAAAGCACATCATCAACCGCAGGAGCCTTGATGCTCTCCACCATAGGCCGAACCCCGTAGGAGATGTCGGACACCTGTGGCATATCCAGGTCCCCCATAACAGGATTTACCCTGTAATCCATTTCCGAGCGGGCAATGCCGTAGGCATCATTGCCCAGGAAGGGAAGCTCAGGCTCGGGCACAACAGGGGTGTCGATCTCGAGAGCCGGGACCTCCATATTCACGGGCATGGAGTCCTCAATTTCCTTCGTAACGCCGTCCATGGCCTCTCCGAAGCCCTTGCCGACACCCTCGGCCATGTTGCCGCCAATGCCAGCGAACACAGTGGACGGGCTGTGAATACCCAGCAGGCCCTTGACTCCATCGACGATGCCGCCGAAGAAGCCGGAAACATTCTCTTTTATCCAGGAACCCATCTGGGAAATGCCGTTCCAGACACCCTCGACAATACTCTTGCCGATGTTTAACATCGTGTTAGGGAGTTCTGCGAAGCCTCCGACAATAGCTGTGATAATCTGCGGGAGCTGGGACACCAGTGAAGGAATGGCTTGAATCAACCCGACGCCCAGTTGGACGATTAGATTGATACCCGTCTCCACTATCAAAGGCATGTTTTCAGTGAAGAAGCTCACCACACTCGTGATAATAGTGGGAAGCTGTGCAATTAACTGAGGCAGCGTGTCAATAATGCCGGCGCCCAGGGTCAGGAGCATCTGCGAGCCTTGCTCCAGGATGGTTGGCAGGTTATCCGTCAGGAACCCGGCAATTTGCAGTATCAGCTCAGGGAGCCGCTCAATCAAAATCGGGATGGCGTTTAGGATACCCTCAGATAAACCGCCAATAATCTGCATACCGGCATCCAGTATCAAGGGCAGGTTCTCGATGATGGTGCCCACCACGAGCATGAGCGTCTCCACCACCGATGGAGTCAACTCCGGCAAGGACGAGCCTATACCGGAGGCCAGTGTCACGATGATTTGTGCCGCCGCCCCTATCAGGGTTGGCAGGTTGCTGAGGATGCCTTGACCAAGCGCCCCCAGCAGCTGCATCCCAGCATCAACCAGAGTGGGCAGCATATCCACCACCATTGCGAGGCCGTCGCTCAGGATGGTGCCCAGCGCACCCATCGCGCCGTTTAGTCCGCCCTCCTGGAAGGCCGTAGAGAGTGTCGAGATTGCTTCTGTACCGAATTGGGTGAACTCCCGCAGGGTTGGCTTTAGCTGGTCAGAGAGGACGATTCGTGCGCCTTCCAGGGCACTTTGGAAAAGTGTAATATCACCGGCAAGATTATCCAGCTGGGTATTCGCCATCGCCTGCGCCGCGCCGGTGATGTTGTCAAACGCGGTCTGCAGGTCACCCAGATTCCCGCCGAGCGCTCCCACAATATCGTCGTAGGACGCGCCCGCATCCGCGGCTTCCAACAGTGCGCCCGCAAATGATTCCGCATTGCCGCCAGAGGTGTTGAGAATGTCGGAAAAATCCTTCTCGCTTATCCCCAATTTGCTGAGGCTGCCCTGCATGGTGGTGAGGTTGAGCCCTACGCCGGACAGCGATTCGGACAGACTGCCCATGTTGACCCACGCGCCGTCAATCGCCGTACTCAGCTCATCAAAACGCTCCGCACTTGTGCCCAGCAGAGCGTTTACAGATTTTAGATCGACCTTATTGAAAATTGCACGGAGTGTCTGAGTCTGTTTCTCCTGCGTCATGGTGGACAGAGCACCCTTAAAATCAGCGAAGGTCTCGTTCAGAGGACGCAGGTTGCCTTCGGCGTCGAACGCATCAACGCCTAGGCCCTTCAGGGCTTTTGCCGCTTTGTCCGTCGGCGCGGACAGGGACAGGATGATATTGCGCAGGGCCGTGCCGCCCTCCGCGCCCTTTATGCCGTTGTCCGCAAGGATGCCGAGGGCCATGCTCATCTCTGTGGTGCCGCCGGCGAGATTCCTCGCCGTGCCGCCCACCGTAAGGATTGCCTCTCCGAGTTGGGAAACGCTGGTGTTCGACTTGGAGGCCGTCTTTGCCATCTTGTCCACCAGCAGGGAGGCCTCATCCATCGTAAGCCCCAGGGCGGATTGGGCGTCCGTCACCATGTCCGACGCCGCCGAAAGTTCCATACCACCTGACGCAGCGAGGTTCAGGACATTCGGCAGCATGGCCATGGATTTTTCCGCATCGTAACCGGCCAGAGCCATATAATTCAGGGCATCCGAAGCCTGGGACGCGGAGAAGGCCGTGCTTGCGCCCATCTCCATTGCAAAGTTCCGTAGTTCGTTATAGGTCTTGTTGGCCTCAGAACCTGCTGTGTTTATCTCCTCTACCGAGTAGCCCATCGTAGCAGCAACCTGAGACATGGAACTGTCGAAGGTCTTGCCCGTGTTTATCGACGCCCCGGCAAACGCTCCGACTGCAATGGTGGCAGCGCCCAGGGCGGCGACAAGTCCCTTGGCTACACCCCCGAATTTCCCCAACTTCCCACCGGAGGCTTCAGCGGCATCGCCCAGGTCCTTGACATCTTTCCCGGCCTCATCTGCGGAGTCTCCAACATCATCAGCCCCGTCAGCGGCATCCTCCGCTCCACGGGCCATGTCTATGAACTTGCTCTTGATGTTCTGAAGGGCGCCGCCAAGCCCGCTCTTAATGGTATCGATTGGGTGGGCGAAACCGTTCTTGATTTTGGCGGCTCCCTGGATGACATTTTCCTTAAAATCCTCCGCTTTGCCCTTGGCAAAGTCGAAGGCCCCGCCCACACCGGAACGTAAGGAGGAACCAAAGCCCTTTCCGCTGTCGATGCCGGCGAGGAATGACTTACGAAAAGCGGAGCCAATGCTACCGGCTCCTTTTCTCAGATCTCCGGTATCTCCAGAGAGGTCCCGAATATTTCGCCTTGCCTGCGATGTATCGACATCAACGTCGATGTCCCCAGCCCGGTCTTCCAGATCCCCGATGTCGCCGGTGAGGTCCTGAACATCCTGCCGCGCCTCGGAGGTGTCGGCATCTATGTTAATGTCCTCGCCGCCCAGTTCCCCGATGTCCTCCGTCAGGTCCCGAATGTTCTCCTCCGCCCCGGACGTATCAGCATCGACCACAATGCCGCTGTCTTCAGCCTCGGAGCGCAGCCCGCCCAGTTCCCCGGTCAGGTCCCGGATGTTTCCCGCAGCCTGCTCAGTATCAGCCGTGATGTCAATACCATTGGAGGCTTCCTCCTGCAACCGGCCAAGAGTACCGACGAAGTTCCGGATGTCTTCCTCGGCTTTCGCTAAAACAGCCTTTACATTGATGCTATACATCAGGCTGCGGGCCTCATCCACAAGTCGTCCCCCCTCTCCGGTCAGGCTTCAGGCTTTTTGTTCCACTCGCCCTGCCACAGCAAGCGGGCCTGCTCCGCCTCCGTAAAAGCGTACAGGTCCATTTGCGACAGTTCGGTGTAGCTTACTCCGCATCCACCGTAAACCATCCGCCAGAATCGCTCATTACGTTGCGCTCTTTTCCTTGCTCTCTCCGGGCTTGCTTCTCTCCGCAAGAAAGTTCTCAATCTCCCGGACGAGCTGGCTGGGAGTGGATATGTCCTCCTGGTCGTCGAAATACTTGATGCCGCCCTTGGCAACCTCGGCAGGGGCGGTCACGCACCCTTTAATGAGCGCATCGGCATACTTTGCCGTGTTTTTCCGGCCACTGGCAGGGCTGATGTAGAGGTCAGTCAGGTTGGAGTACCAGGAAAAGGTCACACTCTGGAGCTGATAGTCCACACCATTTACGGTAACGGTCTTGGTTCTTGTCATAATAAATTCCCCCTTGCGCTACGCGCATACTCATTTTGTTATTTATGGGTAAATGGAGACAGGCGGGGCATTTCGTTCCCGCCTCTCCAAACTTCCGCTACTTACATGATTTTGGCGTCCGGGATCAGGAACACGAAGCTCACGTCCGGGGCATCCTTGCCCCTCGTCCGGTCGGGCAACTTCTGCACCATGCAGTCCTGAGCGAAGAAGATGGTGCCGCTCTCATTGGCGTCCGTGATGGCGAGGCTCGCCTTCACAAACTTTTCCGCACACTGCTCCAGATACGGAATATCTGGGGACTCCTGCTGGAGCGTGATAGTCAGCTTGCCGGCCTTGTTCGCGTTCAGGATGTAGGTGCTGTCGCCCTTGCAGCCCTTCTTTAGAGTTACATTGTCCTCATCACGAGCCAGAGTGAACAGGTTATCGCCAAACATACGCAACTGCCGGCTATTGAAGGCCACGTTGACCTTCGTGGGGTCATAGGTTTTAAGCATCCCTCAGCCCTTCCTTTCCTTACAGAGACGCACGGAGGACGCCCTTGGTCTTGACCTGATGCACGGCGCCGCACAGCAGGGCCTCCCAGGTGATGTCAGGCATAACACGGTTCCGGCGCTGCTCCTCGGTGCTCTCGGAATACTTGGGAATCACCACGGTGAAGATACCGGACTTGCTCTCCTGGTCGCGGGCGATGATGTTGTGGTCCTCATCCGCAGCCTCAGCCAGCGCCTGCAAAACCGCCGTGGCAACAAGGCCGAAGCCTGCATCGCTATAATCCACATTGGGATTGTCCAGCAGGATGTCATAAAGCAGGTCCCGCATCCGCTTGGCAATCCAGTCGCCGCCCAGAACGGTGTCGATGAACTCGCCATTCAGACAGACGCCCTCCTTGACATACCGGCGCTTGTACTCCTCGGTCAGGAAGTTGACGTGGTTCTCCAGGAGTTGGTCGCGCTCACCTTCGGTCAGCTTGGGCAGGGAGATGAGTTTCGTGCCGGCGCTGGACGGGGCGTTGCCGTCCTGGGGACGCTTGAACTTCCAAGTCACGTTCTTGGGATAGAACGGGCCGACGTTGCCGGTGTACGAGGCGTCCGGCTCCTCGCTGATGAGCTCCTCGCTGGTATAGATAACAGCGGCACGGGCCGTGTTGTCAGAGAAGCTCTTGTCGGTGGTCTGACCCATGTAGAACTTCCGATGATCCTCAACGCCAACACCCAGTTCTGCCTCGGTAGGTTCGCTGGCCTCGGCGAACTTCGCCAGGGCCTTGACGTACTCCGGTTCGTCCCGGTCGGTCAGGAAGTAGTACCAGTCGTTGTCCTCGGTCTCCTGGAACTTCTGGATGGCCTTGATGAGGTTGTCGGGGGCGCTTACTGCGTCCTCACCGTTCAGGAAATCCACAGTCGGAGCGAAGTCAGCCACCTTCTCGGACATCTTATCGTCGGTGTAAACCTCAACCATCTCCGGGATGCTGTCGGTGGCTCCGTCCTCGGTCGCCGTGAACGTGACCTTGCTGGTCATGTCAAACACACCGATATAGGTCTTGCCGCCTTTCGTGAAACTGGCGCCGTTGAGCAGAGCCACGATGTCGGCAGGATCGGTAATCTCGGATGTGGTTGTGATTTCGATGACGGCATTATCATCGCCGCCAATCTTCACCTTGATGGGTTTTTTGCTTGGAATCGGCTGCTCCAGCTTTGCGGCGGGGCAGTCGATAGTGAAGGTTGCGGGCTGGGACGGGGATGCGCCGGGCGGAGCGAAGCCCACAATCTTGAACTTGTTGACCAGCGTTTCGGCTAACGTGGTCTTGCCTTGGTTCAGCAGGGTGGTCACCTTGCGGACGATCTTGGCGTTCGGGGTAGGCCCGTCTTCGCCAAACACCGCCTCGACGCTTGCCACATCCCGGTACGTCTTGACCGGCTGCGCGCCCGTGGTAGAAATGAGCAGTATGTCCAGGCTCTCCTTCTCAACGGGCATCGCGTCTCGCTGCACAACGACAATTACGTCTTTTGCCATTTTTGTATTTCCCCCTTCTTACTGGTGTGCATTTCCTTTGGTTCTGGTGTCCAGAATGGTGGCAGCCGGCATCTCATCAGTCCGCACATAGCCAAACCGAATGTCGAATCCGTAGCGGCGTATGGTATCTGTCACAAGAAAACCGGAGCGGTTTGCCACAACGCCAACGTTCTGGATGACAATATCGCCATGTTCGGTCACAATGCTGTGGCCGTTCAGCAGAAAAAAGCCGTGGGCCTTTTCCGACAGTTCCAGAGCCTCGTCCTCACCGAAGATATATCCGCCACTGGGAGTCTCCCGGTTCTTGCTGCAAAATGTGAAGGACATCGTTGCCGATACCGGCTCAGAGCGCCGCCGGACAAAGCCCTCCCGCGTTTCTTCGAGCTCGATCAGCCCGAACGCATGACTGGTGATCCTGGGGGCCAAAATGCTGTAGTAGCAGTACGGCACCTCCGGCATCTCTTCTATGTCGTCCGCCAGCACAATGGGGCAGCCGATGTGTTCCTTCAGCCGCGCCCAAATTGCGTCACGGGCCTGCACGATGGTCACTTGCGCACCACCCCTTCCACGATGTACCGCAGCATGGGGTGAATGGTGTTGTGCGCCAGCTGCGTCTTTACGGTGTACTGCTGCCCATCGTAGGTGTCCCGGACGGTCTGACCGGGCTTCAGCGTCACGGGGCCGTCCGTATAGAGCTTCTGTGAGTTCTGCGTATAGGAGCCTTCCGGCAGCAGTTCCCAGTCTTTATTGGACAGCGGCATAACCACGCCCATAAAGGCCGAGACGGCCTTTATAACCGGCTTTGACTGCCCGCCGGGTCCAGGCGTCGAAACCTTGTCATAGGCCACCAGCGGATGAAGCAATGCTCGCGGCAGCCGCGGCGTATTGTAGAACATCACATCTTCTCCACCTTCCAGCTTATCCGGTCACGGATGTGTGTACCTGTCTCATACAGCGTGGTATGAATCTGCTTCTTGGAGAACTTAGACTTTGGCGTTACCTTGTTCTCGTCAATGTAGTTCTGCACCAACTGAGCGGACTGCGCCCCGATGGATTCAGCAGCGGCGTCAGGGGTGATAGTCCCCTTCAGCACCTTCTCCAGAGCCTTGGCCACAATGTCGCTGAGTTCCTTCTGACTGCTGTCAAAGCTGGCCCGGATAAAGGAGCGCTCAGGGAGGGTGACGCTTTTCACCAGCAGGAACATGGCTTCGCTCTTGGTCTTACCCATGCCCTTCTTCTTGTCCCGGACCATCAGCAGATTCCCGCCTTTGGTGTTGACAAAGCGCAGGTTGTTGAAGACCCTCGGGGATCCCGCCGCCTCTGCCTCTTTGGTCAGAGGGATAGCGAGATACTTCCCGTTTTTTGGTTTGATGGTGGCGCCGTACTCGTGGGCGTGGGCAATCTTCAGCACGTCGGAGCCGACAGGGCCGACGATGCCAACCACGATCTTCTTCTGTTCCATCTCCTGGCAGACGGCTTTCAGACGATTGAAGTCCTCCAGGATTTGTTCAATGCCAGCCATATCTCAATACCTCCGATACAGATTGACCGTCCGTACCCACTCAGGGTTTGTGGACTTATCGAACGACCACCTGACATCAGAAATGGCGAACGAACTCAGCCCCTGAGAACCATTCTGCAAGCTGGCATATGCCTGAGCCACCATGTCCCACACAAGTCCTTCCAGATCAGCAGGAAGCGTCTGCGGGTTATCGTCGGCGGCGTCCTTCGGCAGGACATATCCCGCCGTGTAGCACACCTCGATGGCCCGCTTATTGGCTACAATGTCATAGGCCAGTCCGCGCCGCCATCCGGCCTTCAGCCAGCCTTCGTCACGGTACACGACGCCGATGTGCCCGGTCTGCCCAAAGTCGTAGCGGCTGGGGTCTACCAATTCGCCGTTTTCCTTGATGCTCTCGATACTGACGATGGGGTACTCCTGCAGCACCAGCTCCTGTGAGCCGTCCGCATCGTACCATTGGTGATAGGGCTGCTTGCCTAGGTGCCGCCCGGTCATGCTCTCGATCCAGGATGACGCCCGGTTAATTAGCATCTCTACGATGAGGTCAGTCTGCTCATCCTCAACGCCAGCCAAACCGAGCATCTGCTCCAGTTGTTCTGGCGGTATCTCGCTGTCCGCAGGCAGGCCCAGCATCAACTTCAGCTTCTCTAAGGAGGCATCCTTATTCGTCAGCCCGAGCATCAGCTTCATGCGTTCGAGTGTTGTTAGTGCGTTTGCGGCAAGCATACTGGCCTCCTAACTGGAGGGCCGGCGGACTACTGCCCGCCGGTCTCATCCTTCTTCTGGTCCTTCGGGGGATTTTCATGCGGAGCAGCGGGTGGAGTCTTGCCGCCCTTCGTCTCCGTCACAGGATCCGCCGCCTTGTTGGCGGATGGCTTCACGATGTCGTTGTAGAATCTTGGCATAGTGCAGCTCTCCTTACACCGGCTGGGAGATGCTGTCCCCCAGCACTACCACCAAAGCACCGTCAGTGCCGGTCATGGTGAACTTCACGATAGTCTTCAAGCCCAAAAGGTCAACATCGATGTTGACCACACTGTCGGCGTCCCCGGCACCCTCCACTGTGGGGTTCTCGAAGGTGTACTCGCCGCCGGTAGTCTGCTTCTCGGGGAACACCAGCTTGTCGGTGACAGGCACGAAGGTCTCGCCGTCGTCGCTGTGTTCGACCTTCACAGTCACGCAGGCGCCAGCGGCAACGTTGGCACCAATGACGGCTGAGAGGAATCCGCTCCGGTCAATGGCACTGCCGGAGGTGTAGGGGATCGCGGTGATGTTCTGAAACAGCGCACGCTTCATGTTCGTTTACCTCCTCACTTAGACGGGGACAGCGACCTCGACAGCCACGGCGAAGCTCTCCTCGTGGCGCAGGCCGGTGTCCACATGGTTGATGGCCCGGATCAGGGTCTGGTCGTTCTCAAAGGCGGAGACAAGATTGCCGGCGTCATCGGTCCAAGAACCCTCGCGGCTGGTCTCAATCTCCAGAGCGCCCTGCTCACCAATTATCAGATCGTTCCAGTTGCCGAAGATGATGCTGGTCTTCCCCTTGTCGCTGGTGGGCAGTTGGTTCGTGGTCTTGTACGGATAGCCTACCAAGGAGCCCTTGCTCATCTCCTCGGCGAAGATGAAACCGCCCACCTGATCGCGCATGGACTTGAAATACTGCTCCACGCTGGTGTTAAAGGCGAAGCCCAGGCCATCAGCCAGGACATTGTTTTTCAGCACGGAGGCGACCAGGAAATTGGGGAACATGGCGGTCAGCTTACCGTTGGCGCTGGCGTACTCGACACCCAACTTGGATACATCGATGTTCAGGACGCTCTTATTGCGGAGGATGCCCAGGGGCTGGAACTCACCGCCAGTGCCGAGCAGAGCGCCGTAGTCCACGCCGAGGGCCATCTGCTTGGTCACGTCCTGGCCTACGATAACATCGTTATCGAAGTTCGTGGAGCGCAGGAGATCGTTACTCATGGGAATCAAAGCGGTCAGCTTCTTGGCGGACAACTTCAGGTTGCCGAACTTGGGGGCGCTCTTGGGGATGGCCCGATTTTCGCCGGTGAACATGGCGCGGGAGCCGGTCTTGATCTTGGGGATGTTCATGTTGCCGTTGGTCATACCCAGCCGACGGGCGCCCAAGGCATAGATCACGGTGGCGGGATACAGCAGCTCAATGATCTCATTAGCGTAAACCTCGGGGACGAGGTAGCCGCCGTCAGAGGGGACGGTGGCGGACAGGGCCTTGAACTCGCGGGCCATCTCCGCGTCCTGGAACTTTCGTTCCGCGGTGAAGGCAGCCTGCTCAGGATCACCGTGGGAGGCGTGGATGCACTTCACAGCGCGGCCGAACATGCCTAAGATGGTCTTCCGGCGCTCCCGCTCGGACATGGACGCGATGCGGGTCTTGAAGCCGCTGCCCTGCTGGGCGAAACCGCGCACGGGGGGCGTAGCAAGGAAGATGCCAGCGTACTTGCGCTGGGGCTGCATGGGAGTGGAAGCAGGGGCAACGGGCGGGGTAACGGAAGGACCGCCGGACTTCTGCCCACTGGCGGGCTCAGCGGCCTTCGGCTGATTGGCAGGCTCGGCGGCGGCTTTCGCGCCCAGGGCAGCGAGAATCTGCTCGATGAGCTCGGGGGTCACGCTAAGGGTGCCATCCTCGCTCTTGGCGGCAGGCTCGCCCTCGCCCTCGGGCGCGGCAGCAGGCTCAGCAGCGGGCTCACCTTCAGGTTCGGCGGCAGGCTCGCCCGCCTCGATGACGGCGTTGAGCTCATCCAGGATGTCGTCGGCGGTGATGCTGGCGGGGTCCTTGCCCGCCGCGATGAGATTGGCGAACACCTGCGCGATAAGCTGCGCGAGCTGTTCAGGGGTCAGTTTCATAATGATTTCCTCCTTGTTATTGGTGGATGATCTCGAAGATCATCCCATCTGTTTTGGCTTTCTTTTGCTTCTCGGGCGCCGGGGCCGGTTCCGGCTCGGGGTCTGGGTCTGGCGTTGGCTCTGGTTGCGGGTCCAGGAAGGGGCCGAGTATTTCGACCAGCTCCCGCACGACTGCGATAAACGGCTTCAGCGCGTTCAGTCTTGCGTGAGACATTTTGCCGCTCTTGGCTTCAGCCCTCAGTTCCTCAGCCATAGACTTCACATCGTCAATCGTGGCTTGGTCATTCATAGCCCAGGTTACGATGGAGACCTCCCACAGCTTGATTTGCTTCAGATGCCGAATGCCGGTAGATTCATCGACCGCATAGTCAACAACGTCATACCCAATCGACAGCTCATTAAGTACACCGTCGTTCAGCAGCGTCTGGATGTCACGTCCCATTGAGGTGTCACTGATTTTTCCTCGAATGAAAAGGCCGTGGTCATCTTCGCGCAATTCAAGCGGTTTCCCGATTGGGAGCCAGCTGCCGTTATGCAACGCCAAAATCTTGATGCGGGCGAAGTCCTCGACAATGGTTTTGGCGAACGCGCCCTTCTCAACGATGTCGCCGCCATCATCCACGTTTCCGAAAACAGAAGCGTAACCAGAAAACTCGCCGGTCTTCTCATCCGTGCTCTCCAGCACGAAGCTGACCGCCTTGTGTTCGCGTACCGCAGGCCCGGACTTAACACCCATTCCGGCGGTTCGCTTTCCCTTAAATGCCATGGAGCCTACCTCCTTTCTTCAGGATCTGCAAATGTTAAAAGCCGCCGTATGTCAGATAACACCGGCAGCGAATAACCTCTTCCGGCCGGCCATCATTGGGATCTCTGGGATACATGAGCCCGTTGGAAAACGGCTTGTCGATTGCCACAACCTCTCCATCAAGAATGACGTGGTTGACCTTACCATGTTTGCCGTCTCGCGGGTCCTTCTGGGGGTCTCGGTGATGCCACTCCTTCGTTGTGGCACCTGCGGCCTTCATGGTGTCAAACTGGCCCGTGGCAAGGGACATCGCGGTTTCCTGCTGTGCTATCAGCTTCGCCCTGGCCCTCGTTGTTCCCGGTCCCATCGCCTGAAAAATTTCCTTCTTCAGTACATTTTGGCTGGAGCCGTTCTCAATGCCGCGGGAGATGATATCCGCGATGTTCTTCTGCGTCGTCTCCTGGATACCCACAACCCGCTTGCCGCCGTTTATCCGCGCCTGGGAAACAAGCTCCGGCCGAACGAGGCCGGTCAAGCCATAGCTCTGCGTGATTATCTGAGTCCCGTCGTCGTATGCCTGTTTCCAGAGCGGCGTAAACAATACGGTGAGCTTCTTTGCCTCATCCCGCCAGTCCAGCAACCCCGCCGCAATAGCCTCTGTGAACTTCTGCTGCTCCACCTCAGTCAGCGTGGCCCACAGCTCCGGGTCAAATGTGCCGTCCGGCAGCAGGTACTCATCCAGTGATTCCAGCGCGTCGGTCCCGGCCTTCGCAGTCAGCCCTAAAACTTTTGCAGCGGCTGACTGTTGTTCGGCAAAGTGTCTGGTGATCACTACTTCAAACCGGCGCTCGTTCTCTCGGAGAGCGGCATCCTCTTTCCGAAGCATCGCCTCAACATTCACACGCGGCTCAGACTTCTTCTCACCGTGGCTCTCACCCAGGGTCTGGAACACCTCCACCGGGTCAGCGGTCTGCTCCATGAACAGGTCATTGATGCCGATTTTGAACACGTTGCCGCCCTCGACTTCCGGGAGATCTATCAGCCCACGAGCCTCGTTCTTGGTCAGAAGGCCGGCGTTCCAGCCTTCCAGTGCCCGTGCCTTGTCAAACTCCTTATCGTAGGGAACAACGGGGTCAAACCGCCACACAAGATCAGCGCCAAACAGCGGCAGGAGCTGCTGGTTGATGGCCTCCTCGCGGTCATGGATGCGGGGAGTCAGCACATTCTTGGCGTAGATGTATTGGGCGGAATCAGCAGTTGAGCGGTTGCTGTTCTCCGTAATGCCCATGATTTCACGGGGTACTCCGAAATGCTCCAGCACCGCATCACGAATTGCAATCCGGCTTTCCACAAAACCAAGCTCCCGGACATCCTTGCTGCCAAATGTCTTTATGTCAACGTTTCCACTGAGCGCAGCCGCCTTGTGGCTGTTCTCTACGCCGCGATACCGCTTATTCCAGCGGGCAATAAAATCGTCCCGCTGATCTTTCGAAGCATCCGGCATAAGGAACACCAGCGAGGGCGTCCCGTCATTGTAGAAAAAGCGTTTCTGAAACTGCGCCGAGAACTCGTCAATCTCCACCTCGTCCGCAATGCTCTCTGCCACGCCCAAGCCTCGCATGAACGGATCCAGGGGATTCAGGTGCTTCATCACGAACATATCCTCCACCGGGATGGTCATGGTCAGCCCGCTCGGCGATGTGATCATGTAGCCGGGGTTGCCGAGGTAAGGAGTCATTTTGACCCAATGCGGCGGGACGTTCCACAGCTCGATAGGCCGCTCAGCCTCATCGCGCTCGATGAGGAAAAAGCTTTCGCCCACAAGCATCAGGTAAATCTCGTTCAGTCTCCACATGGCCGCGCTGGTCATCTCGTACAGCGGGTTCGGGTGGGCCATGAAGTCGAGGAACGGGTGCTTCGTCATCTCCGTCTCGGTGCCGTCCGGGTTGACCCGGTACAGATGCCCTTCAAGGCCGGCGAGGTCTGTCGCTATCTTCTCCACGACGGCCAGCCGCGGGCTCTTGGAGTACATCTCCAGCCATTCGGCTGTATTTCTGGAGGGCGGGCGAGCCCACCGGGAAACAAACTTGCCCCCGCCCTGCTGGTACTGGGTGTGCACCTTGGGCTTGCCCAGTTCGATATTAAAAAACCTCATATTTGACGATCACCTCTTTGGTCTGCCGTCTTCATTGGCAAAAAGCCGGCATTTCGCTCATATCAAAAAGAGAAGCCGAAGGGCTGCCGCCCGTTTTCCAACTCCAGAAAGCCGTTTGCAGATGCGTCCACCATGTCCTTGAACTTTCCATCCGGGAAGTTCTCAAGCTGTAACAGGTAGGGCTCGTTCCACTCTCCGCTCATGATGTCAAAGTTGCCAGCCTGCCATTGTGCGGCCATCGGCTCCGCCCTGGATTGTTTGCTGCCGCTCTCCAAAACGGTGGTCACGCTAAAGCCTGCCAGGAACCTGGTGTAGGACTGCGCCTGCTCTTTCCCTGCTTGTCCTGGGTCTTGCGGGAGCCGGATGCGCACGTCCCCGTACTTACTCCGATCCATCTGGGCCGTCATCAGAATGGTCTTGCGCACATCGGATGCCGACATCTGTCTGTTTATCACGTCAGCCACGATGTACCGTCCGTTGCTTCGCTTGCCGATGAGGACGCCTGCGGTGTATGCCGGATCGCCGCCCTCGGTTTTCTCGGATGCAGCCAAGTCCCAGCATCTCACCCAGCGCACCACATCGGCGGGCAAGGCATCCAGACGGTCGCCGATCTGCGTCCGCTTGAAGAACCGGCCGACGGCGGCTTTGATTTTCCAGTTGCCATGCAAAAGCCGCTCGCGTTCAACGAGCGGCATCGCTTCCAGATTTGCAAGATATCCGGGATCCTTCTCCATCAGCGCCTTGTTATCGAACACGGAGGCCGCAATGAATGTAGCCGACTTTGGCTTTCGCCGATCCAGATCCGAAACGAGGTTGAACCGCTCCCATAGTTCCTCACGAGTGTCGGCCCAGTGAATGACCTCCTCGATGCGAATGAACCAGCGGATTCTCCCGCTGCGCTCAGGAATGGGGTAGCCGGTCTCCGGGTCTATCCACCATTCGATGAACTTTGCCACCCACGAATCGGCATCCGGGTTGCAGGACGCCCTTGTGTACGGCTTTACGCCGCATAGGGAACGGTTGCGCGAGAACATATAAAAAAATGTCTTTTCTGAGAAGTGTGTCAGCTCATCAAAGTACAAACCGCAAATCTGACTGCCCTGCCACTTCCCCAAGTCCAAGTCTCGCTCGATGTGCTTGAAGCTGATTTTGGAGATGACTCGGCCCTTGGCGTTCTCGAACTTCCATTGACTCAGACCCAGAACAGGTACGGCGTTCGGAAGCTCAGTGTAAAGGTCCAGGGAGTTGTCCCAAAGGCCACCTTCAGAGAATATCTGGTTGTGGTTTTTTCGGAAAAACACAGCACCGAAACCCTGCACGTTGACGTAGTGGAGCGCGTCCAGCAGCATACCGTAGGTCTTACCGCCGCCGGCGGCTCCGCCATAGATTGCCACGTCCGCCGGGGAGGACAGGAACGCCTCCTGCGGTCCCGGCTGCGGTCTAATTTCCTTGATCACGCGTTACTCACCTCACCTCCAAGCCGTCCATTGTCAGGGAGGTAAATGTGAACGCTTTCTTCCTCGCCGCCAGCATCCGCACCCATCTTGCCGACGTCGCTTTCCGCCTTTTTGGTCATCTGTTCCTGCTTGAATTTCAGCTCGTTCTTTCGCAACTGCAATTCCTGTTTCCTAAGCGCAAGTGCTGGATTTTCCCCGACGGTATCCCGTATAAACTCAGCGGCCCGAACGTCCCCCTTCATTGCCTTAAACATAATGCCGGCAAGAAGAACGTCCTGATAGGTGGCGTCTTCCGCATCGATGCCGAGCGCAAGCAGCCGCGGCTTGACTATTTCCAAAAACTCACCTTCGCCGGCATCCAGCCCAGCGCCGAGCAGTGTGTCCACTGCCTGCTTCATGGCCTTTCTCCGCCTCTTGGATGCCCCGGAAGCAACGCCGCCCTTTTGCCCGTTTCTCGCCGCTTCCTCACCGCTTTGGAACTGAGTTGCTTTCCCTTTTTTCAGGTTTTCTTCATTGGCCATACCACCACCTTCCCTCTAATATGCTTTTACCGTAACATTGCCGTCAGATGGGCCACTTTGCCTCCATCTCGGCGACATCGGCCTTGGCCTGCATAATGCGGGATTCCGCCTTGAGTATCTCCAGCTTTTCGGATTCCAGGGTGCTCTTCTCCTCGCGGTCATCCGCTTTATCCCGGAGGTACTGCACATAGGATCTGGTGGACTCCACCACATTGTACCGTTTCCCAGCTGGCGTGTCCCTTTTCTTCAGCACCCCATCCCTGGTGAGTTGGCTGATGTCCTGGCTGGACAGTGCGAACAGGCTCGCCAAGTCTTCTGCTTTGCAGTAACCAGGTGTTTCCTCTTTTCCTGTCCCGGCAGTTGCCAATTCGATCACCCTTTCAAAAAGAATTACATAGAACAAACGGACAGCCCACTCCGGACCGCCCGCCGCCTCGCTCTTGCCTCTTACGCCTGGTGCCGATGGATGGTTTCGAGAATGCGTTCCTGCTCCTCCGTGCCCACGCCAAAGCTCTCCAGCGCCTCTCTGATCCCGCAGTCCGGGCAGATGAACGTGGTGTTGTCTGCCCTGGATAGCGCAGGGGGTGCGGTGTACGTCTTGCCGCACCTGGGGCAGACAGCCGGCCTGATCTTGTGCTCTTTCATTCCTCAGCCCTCGCTTTCTCCCTGCTGAAGCTGTATGCCTCCAGCAGCGTGTTCACGTCAAAGCCAAAGTCCCGATATCCCTCAGCGCAGGTTCCCGTGTAGCTGCGGCTGGGGATCATCCATTCGTACCAGTTCCACCCGGCACCCCGCCGGGTACTCTCGACGGATACGCTCGACTGTTTCTTTAGGCGGAAACCGCATCATTCTCACCTCCAAAGCTGACGTTGACCTGTTCGATGAGCATGGCGTCCGCCTGGACCTCAGCAAGAGCCGGGTCACCCTCGACCGCAACTTGCGCGGCAGCGTTGGGCTGCTCCGGGGTGCTGCGCTGGCCGGATTTGAACGCACCGTTGCCTGTGAGGTTGCGGAGCAGGATCTTTCGCTCCGCCTTGTACTCGGCACCAATGAAGCCCAGCCGAAGGAGGAAACACCGAAAGGCGTACTTCTCGTTATCCGTGTCTCTCTCCTTGGCGGTGATGCGCTTCTGGTTCCGGGCCATGTCGCAGAGGGCGGTGACCAGATGGGTGTAGGCTTTGACCTCCTCGGCGGTGGCCTCACCGTTGAACCAGGGGAAGGATACCTTGTCGGCATCCGTCTCCACCGGGAGGGCGTCCACACCGAGAGCCTTGCGGATGAGCCGTCCCTTGGTTGCGAGGAGGCTGTGGAGGTTGTTGAGGGCCTCCGGGGTAAAGCTGGCTGTGGGCATCTGAATGACCAGCGTGTTGCCCTCCTGCGCCGCGCTGTCGGGCGCAGGTTCGCCGCTGGGCGCTCCGGCGGGTACTTCTTCGTCCTCGCGGCCGGGGCCGCAGACAGGGGCCGTAAAGCCCTGTCCGGCCAAAGCCTCAATGAGCCGCTCGACCTCCGCGCGGTCCGTCTGGCTGTCGAAGGAAACAATGCCGCTGCGGCCGATGTGGTAGCGGTCAACCTGGTAGGCGAAGCTGGGCGCGCCCAGGTACTTGGAGTCCGTTCCCGTGAAGGCGCTGATGGCCTGGACCAGCCGCTTGCGCTCCGCGCCGGTCACATTGAAGTCCAGATAGGAATTGTTGTCTGCCATGGTGTAGGCCCTCCTTGCTTTTGTTTGGTCACATATTCGCTCTGCGGAGGCAGAATAGCAAGTCGTTTATTGGCCTGACTGTGACAAATTAGCTGTCGGGAATTTGTGTAGACCACACAATGCCCGCCAGCACAAAAAAGACGCAGGGCAAAGCGGCTCCGTTGCCCCACATCTTGTACTCGGCGGAATCCGAATGAGGGTGCCGCAGCCATTTGACGATCTGGTTCCGGCTCTTGGGCTTGGTGGAGGTCCCCATGATCCTGCGGTGCGTTTCCCACACCTCCGCCCAAAAAGCAATGTCCGCTTCGCTCGGCTCCGGGGTGTCCAGGCTGGCGCACCACCAGTCCGGGAAGCCCTGTAACCTGGCGCATTCTGTGGGGGTGAGCCTTCTCACGGTGTAGCAGTGGTTGACCGCCGTCGGGTCCTTGAAATCCCTCGCCAGCAAGGTGGGGGAGACTTCTTCGCTGACCTGGGGGAAGCCGCACATCGTCATGGCGTAGGATGTGCGGCAGGCCACCACAAAGGGCTGGTTGTTCCCGCCTGTGCCATATTTGGCGGACACTGTTGGCGCCGTTTCGAGCGGGCCGGTGTAGCGCGTGTCCTGGCTGTGATTCTCATAGACGGCGGCGGGGACCACTCCGGCCCGGAGCGTAGGGGCGCGCTCCTCCTCGTAGCCGATGCCCCGGCTCTGGGCGGAGTGCTCGGTGCAGAAGCCCGCAGCCAGCACACAGGGCGGATGCCCGTGTTCCTGAGCGCGGAGTGTGGCAGCCACCTCCTGGGAGATGTTCATCCGTCCCCCGCCCTGGTCATTCAGGCAGATGCCGCCTGCCGCTCCAAGGCCAGCCGCAGGAGCTCTGGCAGTTCTTTGCCACGCGCGGAAGCCCGCCGCAGAATACCCCGACACGCCCTCGGAGTCAAAGAGTACCCGTCCGGCACATCGGCCTGCAAGATCTGCGACAAGGTAGATGCGGCGTCTTCGCTGGGGGATTCCCCAATGTTGCGCGTCGAAAGTGCGGTACGCAACGCTCCATCCGTCTCCCATGTAGCAGTCGGCGTAGGGCCATTTGTTTTTCTCAGGCATAGGCACCTTGGCCCCCGGCTCAACGATGCCGATGAGCGCGTCGAGGACGGCCTTGAAGTCGGCCCCCCGGTTTGAGGAGTAAGCGCCGACAACGTTCTCCCAGCAGGCCCATCGCGGATATTTTCCATTGGTGGCACACCTCATTTCTTTGATGATGCGGACGGCTTGATAAAAAAGCCTGGACTGTGCGCCGTCCAAGCCTTCCCTGCG